TAACTGGCAAAGCATCTGCTGGGCTCCTGAACTTGGGTTGCTTGTTGCAGTCGCCACTAACGGCACCGGCAACAGAGTGATGACTTCACCGGATGGCATCACATGGACAACAAGAACAAGCGCTGCGGACATCTTATGGACTGGCGTTTGCTGGGCTCCTGAACTTGGGTTGCTTGTTGCTGTCGGCTTGCTTGGTGCCGGCAACCTAGTGATGACGTCACCGGATGGCATTAACTGGACAACAAGGACAAATGCTGCGAATATCTTATGGCGTAGCGTTTGCTGGGCTCCTGAGCTTAGACTGCTTGTTGCTGTTGCAAGCAGCGGCACCGGCAACAGAGTGATGACTTCACCGGATGGCATCACATGGGCCACAAGAACAAGCGCTGCGGACATTGGCTGGTATAGCGTCTGCTGGTCGCCCGAACTTGGCTTGCTTGTTGCGGTCGCAAATGACGGCACCGGCAACCGCGTGATGACATCCTTAGATGGCATCACATGGACAACGAGAACAAGCGCTGTTGATAACAACTGGACTAGCGTCTGTTGGGCTGCTGAGCTTGGTCTGTTGGTTGCGGTTGCCCTTGGCGGCACCGGTAACCGCGTGATGACGTCATCATGAACATCAACGATCGCGTCAACCGCATTGAAGACCGCGCCACCACAGGCGCCGTCATCATCGACATCGACCACGAGGTTGGCTGTGCTCTCATCCAATACGATGAAGGCGGCACCGGCTGGTGGCCGCTTGATTGTTTGGAGCTGCAGCAATGACCACCAAACGAGAGACCATCCTCGCTGCATTGCGCAGCAGCCTCACCGGCACCGTTGGCGTCGGCACCAGGATCTACCGCAGTCGCGTTGAGCCGATCGCTCGACAGGAAAGCCCTGCCATCGTCATCGAACCGGTCATTGATGAGCCCGCGTTGCAAACACACCTAGCAACGATTGACTGGACGCTAAGAGTTCGGTTCACAATCATTGTCCGCGGCAACACGCCTGATCAGCTTGCTGATCCAATCATTGAAGACATGCACAGTAGGCTGATGGCTGATCCAACCATCGGCGGGCGTGCTATCGACATCTTGCCACTGCCGACACGCTTCAACTTTGTTGAGGCTGACGGCCCCGCTGGCGAGATCGCATGCGACTATCGTGTGATGTATCGCACCCAGCTGGCAAATCTCACTTCCTGAGTTATGGCTAAGATGATGGACGCATACCACGGGCACGGCGGAACCTATCTGCTGGATCCGAAAACCGGCAGCCGGAAGCTCATCGAGCGGACAGAGCCGGCCCAACCCCTCACCACAATCGAGGAATTGAGCAATGCCGCTCCTGAGACGCAAGAGCCTGATCCTGGCGAAGACTGAGACGACCTACGGCACCAGCGCCAGCCCCACGGGTAGCGATGCTGTATTGGTGCGCAATCTGGAGATCACACCGCTCGAGAGCGATGTGGTCAGCCGTGACCTGATCCGCCCTTACCTGGGCAACAGTGATCAGCTGCTGGCCAATCCTCGCGCACGCGTCACCTGTGAGGTTGAACTGGCAGGTTCCGGCACCGCCGGCACTGCGCCGCGCTATGACGCGCTGCTGAAGGCCTGTGGCATGTCGGCGACTATCGTTGCCAGCACCAGCGTTACTTACGCACCGGTCAGCGCCAGCTTTAGCAGCTGCACCATCGCCTACAACATCGACGGCGTGCAGCATCTGCTGACCGGCGCTCGTGGCACATTCACCATGAACTGCCAGCTGGGTCAGATCCCGACGCTGCAGTTCGAGATGACCGGCATCTTCAACACTCCGACCGATACAGCGCAGCCATCGGTCACCTACGCGAACCAGGCAACGCCTCTGATCTTCCGCGATGGCAACACCAGCGCGTTCAGCTTCATGGGCTACAGCGGGTGCCTGATGTCGGTTGACATGAACCTCGCCAATGAGGTGGTCTATCGTGAGCTGATCGGCTGCACCAAGCAGGTGCTGATCACCGATCGCCGCCCTGCTGGCACGTGCGTGATCGAGGCCCCGACGATGGCCGCCAAGAACTTCTTTACCGATGCGCTTGGCACATCAACCGGCAGCCTGTCATTCCTGCATGGCACGACAGCCGGCAACCGTGTTACGTTCACATCGCCCCAGTCGGACGTGGGCCAGCCGACCTATTCTGAGTCGGACGGCGTTCAGATGCTCAACATTCCCTACGTTGCGCTTCCGACCACTGCCGGCAATGATGAGTTCAGCCTCGCCTTTACCTGATTCCTATGGCATTCGTCATCTCGCAATCGCAAAGCTACAGCTGGCCGGTTGCGGTTGAGTTCCCAGTTGATGGCGGTCGATTTGATCGGCAGACGTTTGACGCACAGTTTAAGCGTCTGCCGCAAGATCGAATCCGTGAGGTGTGGGATCGAATCAAGGCCGATGAGTTGGACGATGACGGACTGTGCAATGAAATCCTTGTTGGATGGTCCGGCATCACCGATGACAAAGGCGCTGAGATTCCCTACAGCGAGAAGGCGCGAGCAAACCTGTTGAAGGTGCCGCTTGTTGCTGCTGCGATCGTTGGTGCATGGCTTGACAGTCTGAGCAAGGCGAAGCGAAAAAACTGATTGATGCCGCCGAGCATTGGGCAGGTGGCAGCGTAATTGACGACACTCAGGATGACGCAGCCGTCCTGGGTGTTGTTTTTGAGGATGACGAAAAACCTGATCACTTTGAGGTGTTCCCTGAGAACTGGGAAGCCATCACAATGTGGACGCGGATCAGTACGCAATGGCGCGTGAGCATGGCCGGCGCCATCGGCCTTGATTACACGGTTCTGCGTTGGCTGTTTGATCTATACGAGGTCAAGGATCAACGCGAACTGTTGGAAGACCTGCAGACGATGGAAGCGGCTGTCTTAGAGTACAGAGCACGGCAGAAGGACTGAGCCAGATGGCCTTCAATCTTGAGACAGCATTGCGCGTCGTCGCCAAGGTTCAAGGCCTGAATGAGTTCAAGGCGCTCACTGATAATCTGACGGCGACCGGTGCAGCGTCGCGTGATAGCAAGGCAAGCCTGCAGCAGCTGAGCACGGAATCAGCACGTCTGACGCAGGAGACGACGCGGGCATCTGGCGGCGTGAGAGCGCAGACGACAGCGCTGCAGGTGTTGACCGCTGCGCAACGTCAAGTCGGGCAGGAGACGGCCAAGACGGCGGCAGCAGTCAAGGGCCAGGCGGTCGTCGTGCAGGGCTTGACGGCTGATGCCGACCGCCTGGCGCAGGGCAGCGGTAAGGTTGTTGGCGGCATCAAGGGGCAGGCGGCAGCGCTGCAGGATCTCGCTGGCGCATCACGCAACAGCGCTGATGCACTGCAGAACGTTCAACAGGAGTCGGCTCAGCTCAGTGGCGCCGTGTCGCAACTGCGCAGCAATGCCGCGGGCGCATTGGATGGTCTGACCGGATCTGTGGCGAAGAGTGCGCGACAGATCAAGGATCTGCAAAGCAGCCTGCAGCCAACTGATGCGGCATTGTCTCAGCTGCGCGATGAGGTGCTGCAGGTTGGAGCTGCTAGCAAGCAAACTGAAAGGTCACTGGCACAGCAGGCGGAAGCACTGAAGACACTGCGCAGCCAAGCCGAGATCAATGGAGACGTCTACAACCAACTGACCGCAGACATTGAAAGGTTGAGTGCAACGGCAAAGGGATCAGCCGGCGCTGCACGTGAAATGGCTGCAGGGCAGGATGCGGCGGGCAAGTCGATCAACAACGGCTCAAAGGCGATTCAGGCGCAAGTGAAGGAACTGCAGAACCTGCAGAGCAACCTACGCAAAGGGAGCACAGAGTATCAGAACATCGGCCGTCAGATTGATGATCTCAAGGCGAAGGCCGCATCACTGGACCTCAGCAAGGGTCTGAACATCCCTGGAGGGATCGGCAGTGCCGCTACATCTGGTGCGCGCAACCTACTGCAGCTGAGGCGACAGCTTGCGCAGTCAATGCCAGGGCGTGTCGTATTGGCTGGCGAGGGACTGGCGACTGCTGGCCTTGCCGGTGGCGCTGCAGCGGGCGCAGGCGCGGCGCTCGGCGGCTTGGCATCAGGGATGAGCCAGGTGCAGGCTGGCGTTGATGCGCTGGCCAACTTCGTGCGGATGACGCCGATGGTTGGCGAGAAGATGTCAGGGCCAATCATGCAATCAGCTGATGCGATTGCTGATTTCGCGGGCAAGATCGCATCAACTCAGGCGCAGCTTGCTGATCTATCGGCACCGTTCCAGGCTGTTACTCATGCGATCCAATCAATCGGGCCTGAAGCAGCAGCAGCTGCTGGCGTTGCGTCACTTGCCTTTGCGTCGATCTATTCAGTAGCGGCGCCAAAGATCAAGGCACTGCAGAATGATTTGAGGATTGGATACAAGGGCGTCAGCGATGAAGTGCAGCGGATGCTGGAGGAAACATCGAAGATTGTTGTCAGTCCGGCATTCCGCAAGGGCGCATTAGAGGAGTTGCGGCAGGGTGGTTTGCAACGTCTTGGAGAGGCCGCACCTGGCAGTGCAGAGGCACGCCGTGCGGCTAACACGGTGGCAGTCGCTGAGCGTGAGATTGCAGAGATTCAAGCGGAGCAGAATCAACTGTTAGAGACTGCAAGGCAACGTCAGAATGCGTCCACTGATGCACTCAAAGCTCAGGTTCAGGTTGCCCGCGACCGACTGGATGTGCAGCGCAATCTGACGGCCGAGACGAAAGCAACAGCAGATCAGCAGAGGTTGGAACGTCAGATTGCCGGGTCTGTACGTCGTAATCAGGAGCGCTTAGCGCGAGAGGAAGCACGACAGGAACGACTCAGGCGGCGCGCCGCAGCTGCGTTTGCGCCATCGGCTGTGCTGGCGTTGCCAGCCGCTGGCCAGACGGCGTTCAGAGGTGCCGTTAGCGCTGAGGGCATCGGTGGCGGCGCCCGTCGCCTTGGCGCATACGAGGTGGCCGGCACAGGCCAGGCGATCGGCGCACCGATGGCCGGATATAGCGCAGAGGCGCGCGCTGGACTGGCGCAGCAAGCTGATGCCGCTAACCGCACAACCGGAGCACTAGCCAAGCTGTTTATGGAGCTTGACCGGGTACAGAAGGCAAGCAATGGCAGCATCGGCAGCCTGAACCAGCAACGTGCCGCATGGGACGCAATCAGACTGGCCGTCAACCCTGCAGCGCCAGCGTACGAAACGGCGAAGAATGCAATCAGCAAGCTAGATGATGAGATCAAACAGCTGACGCAATCACCGAAGCAAGCTGGCAATGCAATCGCTGATCTGTTCAGCCGTATTGACAAGTTGACGGCAGAGAGCAACGGCAGCATCAGTAGTTTGCAGCAACAGCGTGCTGCATGGTCTGAGCTGCGTAATATCGTCAACCCTGCAAGCTCTACATTCGCCAGTGCATCGGCAAAGATAGAGCAGCTTGATGGCAAGCTGAAGGAACTTAGCGGATCAGTGGAGAAGCCACGCGGCGCGCTTGCTGGCATCTTTGCTGAGATCAAGAGGCTGGAGGGCGCCAGCAATGGCAGCATCGGCAGCCTGCAGCGTCAGCGTACGGCATGGGAAGCGTTGCGCGTAGCCGTGAACCCTGCGGCACCGGCGTACAAGACTGCGACCGATCGCATCAAGGATCTTGATGATGCGTTGAAGAATCTTAACGGGACACAGGAGCAGGCAGCTCGTCGTGGGATGGGACGCGAGGCGCTAGGTGGCGCGATGGGTGCATTGGCGACCGGGGGCGGCCTGCAGTCTGCGGTGGGCGCAGCAGCTGGTACGCTCGCGTTCTCAGGTGGTCCTGGAGGTATCGCAGCCGGCGCGGCGCTGACTCTCGGCGCTGGATTGACCACACAAAGCGTCGCTAGTGCTCGCGAGCTTGAGGCACAGAGCAGGCGGCTGCGTGTGATGACTGATGACAGCGCCGCGCTACAAAGCCAAATTGTTGCACTTGTGCGCGAACAGAACTACCTAGCTGGATCTACAGAATCAACAGCAGCTGCATACGATGTACTGCAAGCTGGATTCACAAAGACAAGTGACATCATTTCGATCTTAAAAGCATCAACACTCGGCGCGGTTGGTGGATTCACTGACATCACGACAGTTGCCGATGCCGCCACTTCCATCCTGAACGGATATGGATTATCAGCGTCAGAGGCTGGCCGCATCGTTGACCAGATGAAAGCATCAACTGACGATGGCAAGATCAGCATGGAGGAATACGCGCAGCAGATCGGTAAGGTGGTTCCATCTGCTGCCGCCGCCAAGCTATCTCTTGATCAGATCAATGCGGCGATTAGCGCATTAACGGCGCAAGGCGTACCTGTTGAAACAACGTTTGCGGGTATCAATCAGATGATCAAAACGATCATCAAGCCAACCAAGGAAGCTCAAGAACTTGCCAAGTCGCTGGGACTAGAGTTTAACGCTCAAGCTCTTGCCGCAAAAGGCTTAGGCGGATTCCTTGAGGATGTCGCCAAGAAGACAGGTAAAAGCTCTGATTCTCTCAGTATCCTGTTCAGCGACATTGATGGATACAAGGCAGTTGTCGGCCTACTGAACGATGACCTAAGCCGCTTCAACAAGTTCCAAGACAATCAGACGCGAGCGATTGGCAGCAGCGCGACAGCAGCTGAGAAAGCGATTGATCCGCTCAAGAGGTTTGATAATGCCTGGAAAGATTTGAACGCCACGCTCGGAAATCTGGTATTGCCTGGATTGACCGAGGTAATCAATCAATCAAGCAAGGCCATTGGATTGATGGCGCGACTTGCAGATACTCCACTGGTGAGAGCGGGTTTACAGGTTGGTCAGTTCGCGATGACGCGGATGCTACCAGGGTCGGATTTATACATGTCAATGTTGGATAGAAACAAGTTGCCGGCACCTGGCCAGGCTTTGACAGCACCTGCAGGAGGTACAATCCCTGCGCTGAAATCGCTGTTAGACCTGATCGGTGGCCAGCCTGGCACGACGCAGCGCACAGCACCAACCGCGGCACCAGCTGGTCCGCGCACGCAGCCAGCTGGTGCGCGGCCTGCCGCAACACAGCCTCAAAGCGCTGCAGATAAAGAGAAGGAAGACAAGCAGCGCGCAGACGCAGAGGATCGCATCGCAAACGCACGCGAACAGCTCCTAGAGCGCCTTAGCGACCTTGAGCAGCGCATGATTCAACGACGTAGTCAAGCGGAACGCGAGCTAGCAGATGATCGCATCAAACTTGAACAGCAGATAGCAGATGCCGCAATGGCAAGCCGCCGCCGTGCAATAGAAGCCGCCGGCGGCGATGTTGGCGTCATCGACATTCAACAGCGAATCATTGACATCAACCGCACCTATCAGGCTGCAGTGCTTGACGCACAGCGCAAATACGATGAAGAACGTAAGCAAACAGAGAAAGAGATTGAAGACTACAAAGTCAACACAGCTAAGGAGATCGGCAACGTAATCGAATCCAGCGCCGGCCGTGCTGCAGGCGTCATCGCTCGCGTTGGCAGCACTGGCCAATCCACAGGCCCCCACCTAGACGCACGATGGACTGATGGTCGCCCTATCACCGCTGCAGACGCTGACCGTTACCTACGCATCAATGGCCGTGCACCTAGCTCATTCGGGGTCACCAGCCCCTACGGCCCGCGTCAGATGTTCGGGCGATCGTTCCATGCCGGCGTAGACATTGGCGCACCATCAGGCGCCGGGATCTCGCTGCAGGGTGGCGCGTCACTGCTCCGCAATCTTGGATTTGATCCAGCCGCTGGCAATCAGCTGGAGATCATGACCCCTCAGGGTCGGATGCGACTGCTGCACCTTCAACCCGGAGCGGCTAGGCCGTCCGGTGGTGGCCTGCAGATGCCCGACCTCTCGGCTGTCGCTGGTCAGAGCGCATCCATCACCGCGGCACTGGGGCAGCGTCGTGATGTGGCGATCCAATCAGCAGGCGTCACCGCGGCGCGTGATACAGCAGATGCCCTGGCGGCTCAAACCGTTGAGCTTGACAAGCAACGCAACACCGGCCGCGAACAGCTGGAAATGATGGTATCAATGGCAGCTCTGCAGCGCCGCGGCTTGTCGCCTGCAGTAGCTGAAGCGCGACTGAACGCGCAGAAGCTCGCACAAGAGGAACGCGACCGCCTGATCGGAGCGCGTGAGCAGCTTGCAATTCAAGCTGCAGCAACCAATGCGAGCGCTTTGCAGGTAGAGACGGCACGGCAAGGCATGACGCTGATTGATGATCGTCTGTCGAAACAGCCTGAGATCATCGCTCAGATTGAAGCGGAAACGGCAGCGCTAGAGGTGCAGCGTTCTGCACTGGAACGCAACAAGCAGCTGACCGATGGCATCGCCAGTGCAATCGGTAGCGGCATGGCGGAAGGTATGAACCTGCTGTTCAGTGGCACTGAGAATTGGGGCGCAAGCCTCAGGAAGATTGCATCAGGTGTGCTGGAGAGCATCGCAAAACAGCTGATTCAGATTCTGGTCATTGAGCAAGCCATCAGCGCCATTAAGGGCGTGCTGAATGCGCTGTCGCCTGCACCAGCCGCCGGGCCAGCTGTATCAGCCAGTGGCGCCGCGTCAATCGGTGCGGCAGCTGGCAGCGTTCAGTTCGCCAATGGCGGCATCTTCGATGCAACGAACACCATCAAGCCGTTCGCGATGGGCGCCATCGTGCGCAATCCGACGCTGTTCAAATATGCCGACGGTGGAGCCTTCCAGCAGGGACTGATGGGCGAGGCCGGACCTGAGGCGATCATGCCACTGCGTCGCCTGCCAAACGGCCGACTAGGTGTTGAGGCAATGGGCAGCACCACAGGTGCATCAGCGCCGATCACGGTCAATGTCAGCGTCGATGCAACAGGCAGCCAAGTGCAGGGCAATGCTGGCCAAAGTCAGGCGCTGGGTCGCGCTATCGCGATCGCTGTACGCCAGGAGCTGGCGAATCAGAAGCGTCCCGGCGGCTTGCTGGCGCCCTAAGATCAAATCATGGCAACGTTCACCTGGACACCATCATTCGAGGCAACAGAGAGCAGCCGCCCGAGAGCTCGGGTGGCGCGGTTCGGTGATGGATACGAACAACGCCTAAGGTTTGGCCTCAACACTGACCCGAAAGAATGGGATCTGACGTTTTCTGAACGCACCGACACTGAGCGCGATCAGATTTCAGACTTCCTAGAAGCTCGTGGAGCTGTTGAGTCATTTGACTGGACACCGCCTCGCGGTACTGCTGGTAAGTATGTCTGCGAGGATTGGCAGATCACATTGCGGGCCTGCAACTTGAATACGATACGCGCCAAGTTCCGAGAGGTATTTGAGCCGTGACGGTTCCAGTATCTGATCTGCAGGCAATCGCGCCTAGCTCAATCATTGAGCTGTTTGAGCTGACGCTGAACGTTGAGCAGCATGGTGTCGCTGAGACACATCGTTTCCATGCTGGTACCAGTCTGAACGCCAATGGTGAAGTCGTATGGAATGGCAATAGCTATCTGCGGCTGCCGGTTGAGATGGATGGATTCGAGTACAGCGGCAGCGGGCAACTGCCGCGGCCTAAGTTGCGTGTGAGCAATGTTATGAGTGTGATTACTGGCCTGCTGCTCACGCTTAAGACTGCGCCATCTGGTGGATTGGAGGGTGCACAGGTCACGCGCATCAGAACGCTTGCGCGTTACCTTGACGCCGTGAACTTTCCTGGAAGCGTCAACCCATACGGCACGCCAGACCCTACTGCAGAGTTCCCGCGTGAGGTGTTTTACGTTGATCGTAAGTCTTCAGAGAATCGTGATCTGATTGAGTTTGAGCTGGCAGCTGCATTTGACCTTATGGGCGTCCGTGCGCCGAAACGCCAATGCCTAGCAGACGTATGTTCTTGGGAGTATCGCTCTGCTGAATGCGGTTATACGGGTGCTGACTATTACGACAAGAACGATCAGCCAGTAACAACCCTGGCTCAGGATGTTTGCGGCAAGCGGCTGATCAGTTGCGAAACACGATTCAACCCCTTCACTCGCATCGGATCTGTCACGAGTGGTAGCACAACGCTAACAGTGCAGGAGCCTGTCAGTGCAGCAGCTGGAACGCCGATATTCGGCCACGGCATTGCAACCGGTGCGACCGTGGCCAGCGTCAACACTGCCGGAACGATTGTCACGATGAGCGCAGCGGCAACGGCGAACATGACAGAGACGCGCACCGGCACAATACAGAGTAATCTGACGACGATTGTTGTAAGCAGCGCCAGCAACCTTGCCAAGGGAATGCCGATCAGTGGGCTAGGCATCAAGGCCGGCACGACGATCACAGGCATTGCCGGAACAACGCTGACGCTGAGCCAAGCTGCAGACGTGAACCACACGCTGGCTGGAACGAAGAATGGAGCACTCGGCGCGACAACTAGCGGCAATGCAGTGCAGTTGCCTGATCTGGATGGCATTTACCTAACCTCGCCTATGTGGGTGACGGGGCCAGGATTGCCATCAGGTGTCTACACAGAGGTTACAGCGTGGCGCTCACAGTTTGGCCCGTATCCATTCCTGGCACTTGTCAACTACGCTGGCACCGGGTCTGGCACTTATAGCTTCTACTACGGTGCCGCCTATTCATCCGCGACATATTCATTCACTGCTAGCCCGATCTACACATTCCGCAGCCCTAACGTTATCGGCCTACCCTATGGCGGATTCCCAGGCATCGGAGTGTATGGCTCATGATGCGCTGGCAGTTTGACGCACTGATTCACGCGAAAGAATCTCACCCTCGCGAATCCTGCGGGTTGGTTGTACTGATCAAGGGCCGCGAGCATTACAGGCCGTGCCGCAACATGGCCGACAATCAAGCGGATCAGTTTATCCTGCACCCAGACGACTACGCAGCTGCTGAGGATGCCGGGGAGATCCTGGCAATCGTCCACTCGCATCCGGCCACGCTGCCAGTGCCGAGCCAGGGCGACCTGATCGCGATCGAACAGCAGGACGTGCCCTGGTGGATCGTGAACCCGGTCCTTCAGTCATGGGGCGGCCCATTCCCGCCAACCGGCTACGAGGCCCCACTGATCGGCCGTCAGTGGGTGTGGGGCGTGTCCGATTGCTGGACACTGGCTCGCGACTGGTACGGGCAGCATGGCCTGCAGCTACGCGACTGGGAGCGCCCGCTGACGTTTCAGCAGTTTGAGGTTGATCCGATGTTTGACAGCTGCTGGCGAGAAGCTGGGTTCCGCGAGCTGGACGACGAAGAGAGTCTGCGCGCTGGCGACTTCCTGTTGATGAGCATCGGCAGCGCTGGCCTCAATCATTGCGGCGTCTACCTGGGCGATCAGCAGCTGCTGCACCATTTGCGCGATCGTCTGAGCGGGCGTGATCTCTACGGCGGTTGGTTGCAGAAATGCACCGGCCGTCGGCTGCGCCATTACGATGCTGAGAGGCTACAGCTGAAATGATGCTGCGCAAGATCCGCGTCTACGGCAAGCTGGCGAAGCAGTTAGGGCAGCGCGTGTTTGAGGCTGACGTGGCGACTGCTGCTGAGGCCGTGCGGTTCTTGCTGGCTAACTTTCCGAAGCTGGAGCCTGTAATAGCTCAAGGTCACTACAAGGTCAGTGTTGGCCGTTATGACATTGAAGAACAGGAGTTGCATCATCCGGCCGGCCAGCAAGACATCAGCATTGTCCCTGTCGTCAGTGGCGCCGGTGGCGCTGGCAAGATCATCGCAGGCATTGCGCTTGTTGTTGCGTCAGCCTTTATCGGACCTGCCGCAATGGTGCTCGGCACATCACTCAAATCACTGGTTGCCGGCCTCGGCGTATCGCTAACCATTGGTGGCGTTGCGCAGCTACTCACCCCAATACCTCAGCTCAATCTGATCGGCACTGACTCACAAGATGATCCACGGCGAAGCTATAGCTTTACTGGGCTGCAGCAATCATCACGGCAAGGTGTACCGGTGCCGATTGTCTACGGTGAAATGATCGTAGGTAGCGTGGTCGTCTCTGGTGGTATTGACACTGTTCAGGTGAAAGGATGACTTACCTAATCGGCTCCGGCGGTGGCAGCAGTAGCGGCAAGGGTGGCGGAACGGCGCAGCAGTATGTGCCATCTGAGGCGCCTGATAGCCTGGATTCAACGCAGTACGCAACGATCGTAGATGTCATCAGCGAGGGCGAGATACAGGGCTTAGTTGATGGCTATAAGTCAATCTACTTAGAAGACACACAGCTGCAGAACAAGGACGGAACCTATAACTTCAAGAACGCGGAAGTCGTCACACGCAATGGCACACAGGATCAAGCTGCAGTGCCATTTGCGCCTGATGCACAGAGCACTGTCCCTGTCAATGTCACCGTTGTTCAGGTTTCGCCAGTTACGCGCACGATCACTGATCGCACGGTTGACGCTGTGCGCGTCACGATCTCAACCCAGGCGCTGCAAGAACTGACAGACAAGGGCGACGTCATTGGCGCATCAGTGCGACTGCAGATCCTGACGCAATACAACGGAGCTGGGTTTAATGTCGTAATCGACAACACGATCAGCGGCAGAACCGCCGACCTGTATCAGCGAGACTATCTCGTAGAACTGAGCGGGCAGTTCCCTGTTGAGATCCGTGTTGTTCGCGTCACGTCAGACAGCGCAAGTGCAAAGCTCAACAATGAGATCATCTGGTCAAGCTATACAGAGATCACACGTGCGCGGTTGCGTTACCCAAACTCTGCGCTTATCGCCTGGCGCATCGACGCGCAGCAGTTCAGCAACATTCCCTCTCGCGCATACCACGTGCGCGGAATCAAGGTGCGCATTCCCAGCAATGCAACCGTCGATTCAGCGACCGGCAGATTGACGTACGCAGGTGTATGGAATGGAACGTTTGCCGCTGCTCAGTGGACGAATGACCCAGCATGGTGCTTATGGGATTTGCTTACATCAACGCGCTATGGATTTGGGAGTCAGATTCTGACGCCATCGGAGCAATCTAGTTTCAATGGCAATGCAAGCCGTCTTGATAAGTTCGCCTTCTATGCTGCCAGTCAATACTGCAGCGAGCTGGTAGACAATGGCTACGGCGGCAAGGAGCCCCGTTTCTCCTGCAACATCAACATTCAGACACCAGAAGAGGCGTATAAGCTGATTAACAGCATGGCATCGGTATTCCGTGCGATGCCATTTTGGGCGGCAGGATCTGTGACTGTATCGCAGGATGCACCATCTGATCCTGTATATCTCTTCGGCAATGCAAACGTAATAGATGGCATTTTTGACTACGCCAGCAGCAGCCTAAAAAACAGGCCTACCGTTGTGCTGGTTTCATGGTTTGACATCAACGCCAGGGACAGAGCTTATGAGTCAGTAGAAGATCAGGAACGCGTCGCAATCTATGGCGCCATCACACGCGAGATAGAAGGCTTCGCCTGTACCAGCAGAGGACAGGCGCGCCGCGTGGGCGAGTGGATTCTGTATTCTGAGTGGAATGAAGGCGAGGTCGTTTCATTCTCGGTCGGCATTGAAGCCGGCGTTATGGTCCGACCTGGGCACGTTATTTCAATATCGGACACACTGCGATCATCTGACCGGCGAAGCGGTCGGATCAGTGCCGCGACATCAACAACAATCACAGTAGACAGTGCAACCGGCCTGACCTATGTAACAGGCTCGACTCTCTCTGTCATCCTGCCGACTGGCGTTGCCGAGAAACGAACCGTCACAAGCATTGCGTCTGGTGTGATCACAGTATCAGCAGCGTTCAGCGTGACGCCGAACGTGAACAGCATCTGGATTTATGAGACACCAGACCTGCAGCCAAGTACATGGCGTGTCTTAGGCGTTCAGGAAGAAGATGGAGCCAGGTACTCTATCTCTGCGATCTTCTATGACGCGTCGAAGTATGCGCACGTTGAGCAGGGATTGAATCTTGAGCCGCGCAATACATCGCCGCTAACCGTCATTCCTGATCCACCGGCTGCGATCACAGCTGAAGAAGTGTTGTATGACAGCAACGGCAGGGCAAGCTCCAAGATCATCGTGAGATGGCAGCCTGTTGTAGGCATTGGTCAGTATCGCGTGATGTGGCGTTATGGCGACGGCAACTGGTCAACGATCACAACACCTGGCCCTGATTACGAGATACTTGACTCGCAATCTGGCCGCTACAGCATCAAAGTCTTTTCGGTCAACAAAGCTAACCTGAGATCATCTACTGCAGCGGCTGAGATTCCGCTATTTGAAGCGCAGGGCAAGACTGCTGCACCAGAAACACCGACCGGAATCAGCCTGATCCCTATTGATCAGGCCAGCGCAATCCTCAGCTGGACACGGGCAACAGACCTCGATGTGCTACTCGGCGGCAAGGTGCTGATCCGCCACAGCCCAGCAATGACCGGCGCACTGTGGCAGGACTCGCAGGAGATCGTCGCAGCAGCAGCTGGCAGCCAGACACAGAAGCAGGTTCCGTTGCTCAGTGGCACCTATCTGATCAAGTTCGAGGATGACACTGGGCACCGATCGGTTGATGCGGCATCTGCAGTAACGACGCTGCCGACCCCTCAGCCGCGTCTGCTGGTGCAGAGCTACAGAGAAGATCAGGAAGCAACGCCCTTCCCTGGTGTCGGCACTGACATGATCTACAGCGCAGAATATGACGCGCTGATGCTGGCGCTTGGCGTCTTGATTGATGACCTCGCGACTGATGGCGATTTCGACGCGCTGGTGTCCATTGACGGTGAAAGCTTTGCGGGTTCCGGGTCGTATCAATTCGCCAGCACTCCCGACATGGGAGGTGTCTATGACGTCAATATGCGGCGCTACTTCGTCACCAGGGCGCTGCTGTTAAATGAGCTGATTGACAGCATGGTGTCCGATGTTGACAGCTGGAGCGATGTATTCGGCGCTACGACTGAGCCAGACTACGTGAGCGCAACCCTCTATGTGCGCAGCACAAACGATGATCCATCTGGTACGCCAACATGGAGTGACTGGGTGGAGTTCGCTAACGCCACAAAACGCGGGCGAGCATTTCAGTTCAAGACTGAAGCTACGACGCTCAGCGCTGATCAGAATATCCTGATTGATGAGCTGGGCTGTGAGATCGAGCTTGAGCAGCGAGTGGCGACAGCAGGGCCGTTGACCAGTGGTGCAGCAGCCTATGGCGTCACCTTTGCCGAGCCGTTTTATGCAGCGCCTACGATTGGAGTCACGGCCTACAATATGGGCACCGGAGACTACTACTCCATTACCGCCATGTCGCGCAGCGGCTTCACGATCACCTTCTACAATGCGGCGGCTACTATGGTCAGCCGCAGCTTTACCTATTCCGCTGTTGGCTTCGGCCGGGAGATTGTCTAATGGCTCAGCATGACTACATCATTGCCAATCAGTCTGGTGCTGGGTTCAGGGCTGACCTGAACAATGCGCTGGCAGCAATCGTCAGCAACAACAGCGGCGCCACTGCACCGGCGACGACCTACGCATATATGCCATGGGCGGATACTACCACTGGCCTATTCAAGATCCGCAATGGCGCAAACAGCGCATGGATCACGCTGTACCAGCTGGACGGCGAATGGTCAACGATTGCGCTTGAGAATGGGACAGCAGCAGCTCCATCGCTGTATTTTAAGGATTCTGGCACTGACACGGGACTGTTCAGCGCTGGTACCGATCAGGTCAACATCGCTACTGCTGGCGTTGAGCGTGTTGAATGGGGCACGTCTGAGGTTGTCTTCAACGATAGCGGTGAGAACTACGACTTCAGGGTTGAAGGCGACACGCGCCCGAATCTGCTCCTAGTCGATGCCAGCGCTGATTCTGTTGGCGTTGATGGCACGCTGAAAGTCACGAATGGTGTAGCTGAGCTAGCAGATGGCACAGCGGCGGCGCCATCTTTGACGTTTGGATCTGACACCAATACGGGCCTTTATAGGGTCGGAGCCGATACGCTTGGCATTGCTGCTGGCGGTGTCAAGGTTGGAGAGTTTGGGTCTAATGGAATCACTGGAGTTGTCAGGACTGCCACGGCAGTTACAGCATCTGGCACTGCAGTTGATTTCACCAGTATTCCAAGCTGGGTTAAGCGCGTGACCGTGATGTTGAGCGCTGTATCACTCAGCGGCACTGCATTGGTCCGCTTCCGCCTTGGTGATTCAGCTGTTGCCACGAGTGGATATTCAGGCACTGGTTCGCTCGTTGCGGCGGCAGGAGTGGCGTCAGTTGCGCAGACCGCTGGGTTTGACATCTATACCAATGCAGCAAGCGCGTCGTCGTCCTTCTCTGGAGCGATTACGTTCACCAACGTAAGCAGCAACACGTGGGTGGCGTCTGGTTTGTTTGCGTCGTCAACCGGCAGTACCGGCACGTTCCCGATCGGCGGCACGATCACGCTTGCTGGCACGCTGACTCAGGTGCGGATCACCACTTCCAACGGCACCGATACCTTCGATGCCGGCACCATCAACATTCTCTATGAGGGTTGATCATGCACCGCGTCGAAGTCAACGTTCAGACTGGCGAGCAGCGCATCGTTGAGCTGCCTGATGAGCAGGAAGCTCCTACCACTGATCCAGATACTGAGCCCGATCCCGATCATCCATGACCGTTCGCAGCAAAACCGGCGCCATGGGGCGCGTTGAGCACACGCCAGGCAAACCGAAGCGCACACATCAGGGCCAATCGAAACGCAGCAAACCACGCGGCACACGCAAGCTGCAGCGTGGCCAGGGTCGCTGATCTCTGCACAGCTGGCACAGAACACGTAGGCTGGCTCAATGGGCGCAGCTGGCGGCAGCTTGGCCCGTCGCTGCTGTGTCGTACCATGAGCATTGCAACCATCGCGTCCGCCCGCTCATTCTCGGCCCCTCGCATTCCGACCATGGCACCACCTGAACCTAAAAGCGTGGGGCGCCAGCTCGAAGACGCAATCCCTGCAATGGTTGCAGCCGGCATGATCGCAATCGTCGGCACAGCCATCAGAGTGTGGGCTGGGATGGATGTCATACAGACTCAGATCCAAGCACTGGTTAAGTCTGACAATCAACAGAACGAAAGAATCGAGCTAGTGCGAACTGAGCTCAACAACCTACGCGTGCAAGTTGGTGTTCTGCGTGCATTAGGTGAACGGCAATGATCAATGATCCGATACCGTTCTTTGAGCATTGGAAAGGACTACCGCATCAGCGCGCAGCAGTGCAGCAGCTGTGGGAAGCGGTACCGGCCAGTCTCAAGAAAGATGATGCGGCATGGTATGAAACATGGAAGGCGGCGGGCAAGCAATCAGAGCCGCGCAGTCTGAGCAATCCACTGCAGGTGCCCTACTACTCTCAACGCGACAGCAGCACTCAGCACGCGCTGAGGATGTGCTTCAGCAGTTCCTGCGCGATGTTGCTGGAGGCGCTGAAGCCCGGCACCTTGCGTGGCCCGAATGGCGATGACGCATACCTGGGTCGGGTGCTGCGCTACGGCGACACCACCGACAGCGTGTCGCAGCTGAAGGCGCTGCAGTCGTTCGGCGTCGAGGCCAGCCTCACCCATGCCGCCAACTGGGCGACGATCACCGGACAGATCGACCGAGGCATCCCTGTGCCGCTCGGCATCCTGCACAAGGGGACCGTCTCAGCGCCGGTGGGTGGCGGCCATTGGATCTGCGCGATCGGTTACAGCGACGATGCACTGATCGTGCACGATCCGTTCGGCGACCTTGACCTGGTGGCCGGCGTATATGTCAACAACTGGGGCGCACGGCTGCGCTACAGCAGGAAGAACCTCGGCCCGCGTTGGATGGTAGAAGGGCCCGGCACCGGCTGGGCGATCCTGGCGAAGCCTTAGGCTGAACACAGACTGGAGAATCACCATGGATGCGAACACCGCTGCGATCATCGCCATTGCCGTTGCCGCGGCCAGTGAGATTATCGGCCTGTCGCCGCTGCGCGCCAATAGCCTGATCCAGCTTGGCCTGCAGGCGCTGCGTCTTGCGTTCCCCCGTCGATGATTGATCGCAACGCGATGGTGAGGCAGCTCCGACTCCACGAGGGCGAGCGCCTCAAGCCTTACCGCTGCACCGCCGGCAAGCTGACGATCGGCGTAGGCCGCAACCTTGACGACCATGGCATCAGCGCCGAGGAGTCCGCCATGATGCTGGCCAATGACATCGCGGCAATGGAGCGCGAGCTGCAGCATGCGCTGCCGTGGGTGGCGACGCTGGATGAGGTGCGCCAGCGTGTGCTGGTGGACATGGCCTTCAACCTGGGCATCGTCGGACTGCTGGCGTTCAAGCGGACATTGGGCGCGATCGCGGCCGGCCAGTATCAACAGGCGGCGACGATGATGCTGGACTCGAAGTGGGCCCGCCAGGTGGGGCAGCGTGCCGAACGACTCAGCCGGATGATGGCAACCGGCAAGGATCCGCGTGAGCTGTGGAGTTGATGACCCAGACGTGCAGAGCAGAGGGCTGGGCGCTGTCGGGCTGATGCTACTACTGTCCCGCCAGCACCCTCAGGGCGTTGGCGTTCATCCAGCGGGAGACATCAGCGATCAGCTCGATGCCGTCGTTGAGCATGGCCGCCAGCAGCTGCGCAGCTTGCCATGGCGTAGCGCGGCGCAGTGTTACCGAGATAGTGCCAGTAACGCGGCCAGTTGAGTCGGCGTAGAGCACGCCGTAGGCCAGCTGCTTGACCGTGAAGTCGGCCGCCAGCTGCTCCAGCTGGCGCAGCTGCTGCTCGGCGCCGCCAACCTGATTGCGCTTCATTCGGTAAGAAGCCGGGATTGTTGCCAGAACAGCGGTGGCCGTTGCCATGATCAGCGCAGCCTCCGGGCTGCCGTGTGGGGTCTCCCCCGATGCCACACATTGTAGCGCATAGCCTGACGGTTTCAATCCTCGCGAATCATCTGGATCAGCGTCGCCTTCGGCAGCCGGCGGCGCACACCAGCTAGCGCCATCAACTGCCGCTGGCTCAGATGCTCCAGGTCGTCGCCGCGCAACGACCTCACATCAGGCTCAGCCTCAAGCTCTCCATCAGCTGGCGCCATCAATGCAGCCAGCTGCTGGCTGCGATGGTCAACAGCGCGGCGCAGCTCAGCGCCAGCTGCATAGGTAAGCCTGATCAGGTCAGCGACAACCACATAGCACCACACGCCAGCGGCAGCGCTGACGCGTGATGCACGGTGCATGGCCGGTCCCCAGTCGGATTGAATAATGGTCTTCATCGTGGCCGTGAGATGGACCGCTCAACCGTACCGGCGCCGTTCATCGCTCATTGATCATCAGCAACAATCCTTAACACCAGCGAGCCGCCGCGTACTGAAATCGTGACCTTATCGCCAGCCTTGGCGCCAAGCTCACGCGTATAGCTGGCGCCGACCGCCGCCTGCCCATTGTGCAGCACACGACCGCGATACGATGCCGGCCGACCGCGGCGCTTAGGCTCGCTCTGGAGCAGCTTGACGCCGTTTGCGTCGATCAGCGCCTGATAGAACGCGCTCATACGCAGACGACCATTGAACGAGTAGCCGCAGGCTTCGGCCACAGCATCGCGGTCCGCTTTCCGCATTTCTTTGACTTTCGCTAGCAGCGCCTCACCAGTCAGCATTGAACCAGACAGCAATTCAGGCAGAGCATACACTGCAAAGGCATCGCGTCAATGCCATGGGCTGGCTACGGTTCGACACCACAGCTGAAGAGTCGTTTGAGGTTGAGAGGGCCTGCCGGGTGATCCGCAGCACAACCGATACCGATGAGCTGCGCAGGATCGCAGAACAGTGCTACCGGGCATGGGCGATGCAAACCCGACTGGCAACGCAACTGCTGCAGCAGATGGCCGAGCTGGAAGCCAAGGAGATCAGGCAACAGCCGCCGCAGCGGCGCCGCGGTCCGCTGGCGTGGTTTGGTGTAGGCTGAGCGCTCCAGAACGCAAGTCCTGGGCAGTCCGCTGGGTGATCGGCAGCGGCGAGGTGGGTTAGGCGCGTGAGCCACCGCCACCGATCACACCATTTAACGCGCCAGCAGCTGATCCAGGTGCAGCTCAGCCTGCCAACGATCCTCCGCATACCTGCAGTAACCATGAGCGCAGGCCCGGTGGTAGACGCAGCCGCGATGATCCTGCAGCACTTCAATCGTTCCGCCATCGCGGGCGATGGTCTCCAGTACCTGGGGAGCGGTCACGGGCTACCCTCCAGCTCAGCAGCAATACCCAGATCCGCCTGATGCTGCAAGTAGTCTGCTGCAGCGCTGTAACCAGCGCGGCGCAGATCATGGCCAACTTCCTGAATGGCCACAATCGCAGATCCTCTCAATGTGCGGCCGGTGCGCGGTGATGTCGCAAGACGCACCATCAACCGCTCAGTTAGGTCACTCATTCCACCCACCAAAAGCTAGTGTTGGCTGGCATCGTGTCAATGTAAGTCCACGCAAGCAACGCGACTGGCTGACCGTTGGCGTATAGCTCGGTGCCTGTGCGGTAGAACCCAGTGGCTGATTCGTACCGCTTGAACGTATAAGCAGCTCGCTTGTCGAGGCTTAGCCTGTCTTCCTTTGGGTTGAAGTCAGTAATAATGCAGCGCTCGCCGCTGCTGATGTTGACGTTGAAAAGATCGCGACCGGTGCCGCCTTCCATCACATCGCGGCCGGTTCCTCCATTCAATACATCATTGCCAGCTCCGCCAATCAATGTGTCGTTACCTTCGGCTCCAGTGAGATAGTCGTCGCCGTCGTCGCCGTTCATGCGATCGTCGCCTTCGCCGCCGAGTAATACATCCCTGCCGGCACCGCCTGAGATGTTGTCGTTACCGATTCCACCCCAGATGCGGTCGTTGCCATATCCTCCGCTGATGTCATCAGCTCCTTGGCCGCCATTGATGATGTCGTTGCCGTCACCTCCTTGGATGATGTCATCGCCGAGGTTTCCGGTAATGTGATCATCGCCGGCCGTTCCGTAGTAAACCCGCCGAGGGTATCGGTTGACGGTAACGATGGGGCGCGTCGTTGTCGTAACTTGATTGATGACAGTGTACGTTGCGGTTTGTGTTTGTGTGACTTGCATTAGCCTTTGCTTTGTTGGACGGAAGTGTCGCCGTTGTAGCGGCCGGTGATGGCGTAGCTGCGCTGTGGTATGCCGGCCATCTGGTAAAAGATCATCTGGCCAATCTTCATGCCAGGCCACAGCGGCACCGGTTGTAGCTGACGGCTGTTGTGCAGCTCCATGGTGAGCGTGCTGCCATGCCATCCAGGGTCGCAGTAGCCGGCCATCAGGTGCTCCAGCCCCTCGCGGGCGCGGCTGGACTTCAACAGGAACTGAGCCGCGATGTCATCTGGCAGGTTGAAGACCTCGACCGTGTGCGCCAGTACGAACTGCCCGGGGCGCAACAGGTACGGGTTCTCCTGTGTGTGCCCACCCAGTGGGTACGGCACTAGGTCGGGGCCTTCGGCTGATTCAATCAGCAGCACGTCGCCGAGGCGGACGTCATAGCTGGCCGGGTTGATCTGCTCACGGTCGAATGGGGTGATCATGCCGCCGGTTGCGCGGGCGGTGATCTGCCAGTCGGCGAGGATCACGCTGCTACCTCCTGCTGGTGCAGTCCGGTATAAAGGCCGTGCAGCGGGTGGTCTGGATTGCCTCGACCGTCGGCCTCGTATAGGTCTTCCAGCCGGTTCTGCCGCGCCAGCTGTTCGTTCGGGTCGCAGTCGTTGGTGGTGGTGGTCATCAGATCACAGTGCGTGTGTTGTGGTTGGGATCAGTCTCGTCGACGCCGTGGCATTCCGGGCCGAAACCGGTGGCGACGTGTTCGGCGGTGAGGCCATCAGGCGCTGCCGGTGCATCAACTGCACCGAGCGACGCCAGCCACGAGGCAAGCGCCTCACTGCTGGGTGTCTTCGGCGACAGCCGCAGCCACCGCCGCAGCTGCTTCGCGTCGCGGATGAACACCGCGGCGCCGTGGGCGTGGGCGATGTAGAACCGGCCGTTCCAGTCGCGGCCGGTTTCAACGCTCATCCCGCCGCCTAGGTGCAGACGTTCGCGGCGCATCAGGTGGCCTCCAGCTCGGCGGCGATGGCAAACACGTCCTGACGAATACCATCGGCACCGTTGATGCGGCCCGCCAGCGCGCGCAGCGCAGCAGCCAGGCACAGCTCCTGCCAGTTGCCGTCAAACGGACCGCACAGCTCGTGGCGAGCGTTGAACGCCGCCACGATGGCGCGGGCGGCGGGGGAGAGGTCATCATCGGTCGGCTCGACAGCAGGGCGACCCCAGCGGGCGAGAACGGCGCGGGCAAAGGTCCGCCATTCGCGGCCATCCACTCCGCTGCCGCTTGCGAACCAGATAGCGTCTAGCTCCTCATCCGTCGGTCCCTGCGGTTCTGGCTGAGCGGCTGCGGTCTGCTCCGCCAGGTCGCAGTAGCTGGTGCCTCCGTGGCTGGAGATGATATGCGGGCAGGTGGTGGCGTCGGCCTCCAGTCGCTCAATCCGCAGCAGGTGCTGAACGCTCCGTCGCTTGAGGTTCTCTACATCATTGCCCCACTCCAGCTGGGTGGTCGTGAGCGCAGTCGTGGCCAGGCGCATCGTCTCGTACTTGGCCTCCAGCGCCGCGACCCTGGCGCGGAGATCGTCGAGTTCTTGGTAAAAGGTCATCGCCATAAGATCGGTTTCCGTGACAGTTCAAGTTGACTGATGCGCCACTCATTACCAGTTGCATCAGCGACGATGTAATGAGGCCAGCGCGTGTTGCATTGATTTAAGATCAGCACTGAGTGGCCATCTGGCCAGTTTCGGACGTAAGCAGTATCGCCTGGCATGAACCGCCACGGCTGTGCATTTAACTGATGTAAGTTCATTGATGAATAGCGCGGATTTCAGTAGAGCAGCCATGGCACATCCTTAGCAGCTGCTGGCGCTCAATAGCGACATCAAGATCCGACAGCTGCCACGCTTTGGCCTCATCATCCGTCAACCGCACAGCCGCAGGGATCAGGTGCGCTTGACGTGTTGGCGGCTTCACCCACTGCGAGCCACGGCGGAATCCGTATTGAGTCATGGCTTAACACCATCACGAACAAGTTGCTCGCAAGCGTTGCCGATGCCACGTTGGCAATCAGCGCGGGTGGCATCGGTTAATCCACTGGTGATGCACCAAGCAAAAGCGCCTGCTAGGCCAAACGTGATACAGGCCCAAGCAGTGGCCAGAAGAATCGGTCGCATGGTTGATGGGATAGTGAGACGTTGCCGCCTCGTGTGCCAATTATCAGCCGCCGTCAGCGCAGTATCGCAGAGTCGTAACAATACTTAACAGCTTGCGCAGATCGCCGCTTGGATCGCCTGCGTCACCACATCCGGCGGCTGTGCCGCGTCAATACGGCGCCAGCCATGCTGCCCCGCTAGCGAGCTGAACCCGTCGCAAACCCGCTGCAGAAAGGCGTCACCGCCGGCTTCGATGCGATCGGCTGGGCGACCGCCACGGCGACGCAGAGCCTCAGCCAACGGCAACTCCATCAGCAGCGTGAGATGGGGACAGATCCCGCTGGTGGCGATCGCGGCCAACTGGTCAATCAGCGGCAGCGGCAGACCGCGGCCATAGCCCTGATAGGCGGCGGTGGAACCACTGAAGCGGTCGCTCAGCACCCAGTGGCCGGCCGCCAAAGCCGGGGCAATGCACTGCTGTACATGCTGAGCACGATCGGCGGCATACAGCAACAGCTCAGCGGTGCTGCTAGGTGCAGCATCGCCAGGGAAATGCAGCAGCAGCTGGCGCAGGGCCTGGCCCAGCGCAGTACCGCCGGGCTCCCGGGTCACCACCAGCTCAGCGCCAGGTGGCATCAGTCCACTGGCCGGCAACCAGGCGCGCAGGCGCTCTAGCTGCGTGGTCTTACCGCAGCCGTCAATGCCTTCCAGCACCAGAAAGCGCCCTGTGGTCATCTCCTAGCATTGATGGAACAGCCTCGACACTATGCAGGCCCGAATCGACGGCACCGAACTGGTGACCGCCAAACAGGCCCGCATCAGTTTTAGGCAGAGCATCTTCGCCGCATGGCAGCATCGCTGCGCATACTGCGACGCGCCAGCGCAGAGCCTGGATCACATTCAACCGCGGGCGAGAGGTGGCCTCACGGTCCGGCACAACCTGGTACCAGCATGTCTGCGTTGCAACAGGCTCAAGGGGCACCGTGAGGTTTTCAGCTGGTGGCGGCTGCAAGCTTGGTGGCAGCCAGACGCTCAGGCGGCGCTGATTGACTGGCTACGATCTGGCGAATAGTTGATGCACTCATGTGCAAACCCGTGGCCGTCTTCCTTCGGGTCTGGGAAGCCTAGGTCGCATTCATCGCTGCGCCAATGCTGACACAGCGCGCAGCTATATTCAGCGGTTGGTGCGCGCACTGTATGCCAGCGCGGCAGATCAGGATGCACGTCACGAAACGACTTCCCGATGCGCACAGAGCGCACAGCTTCACGCGAGCAGCCTAAGACCTTTGCCATCTTGTGATGACTTAGCCCATAGGACTCCAGCGCGATCTTGACCTGATCTGGTGTCATCAGCGACATTGATTCCACTCCATAGGGTCGCAGCGATCAACTGTTGTGTATGTCGCCCATCCTGCAATCGGAATGACGACCAACAGAAAGGAGATGATGCTAAGGCGGTTCATTTCAGGTTTGGGTTGCGTTCAGCTGGTGTCAGGCTTGGATGATTGTTCCAGTCGTCTGGAGGTTCTGCGCAAGCTGCATGATCAGTCATGAACTGGCGGCCCATGCGTGCCGCTTCATGCAGTGAGATCGGCAGTTCCAGCTCTTCGCTATCTTGGCAGATTTCACAGTAGAACCGTGGCGGCTGACTGCAAAGATCAATGACGCAATGATCGTTCATCGTAGGGCAGACCAGTGGACGTGATAAACGCCGTCACCTGATGAAACATCAATGAGACCCAATGCTTGCAGGTTTGTGATGCGCCGGCTGACGTTTGGCTGTGTCACCTTCCAGCGATCCATTAACTGCTGTGCGCTAACGATGCCTTCGGTTCCAATCGTTGTCAGTTCCAGCAGGTCTAAGACTTTCTTATCTCCGTACTTTTGCCGCATGTCAAGTAGGCGGCGGATACGGGGCGTGAATGATTCTGTCATTGGTGCAAAGGGTGGGTTGGCGAGTAGAAAACCGCCAGTGCCGGCGGTTGGCGGATACCAGTGGCCGGCAATGCTCATGACTGTTGCCGGCTCTTGCGCCGCAGCTTCTCGGGCAGCACGAGGCCTTTGATCCGGGCGACCCTGGCATTGAGAGCAGCCCAGTCCTCCTGGCTCTTAAACCGGAAGTGGCCGGTGCCCTTCTTGTAGACCTTGAACTCGAAGAAGCCCCAGTCGTGCCAGACGCCGGGCTCCAGCCGGTCATAGCCACACGCTGGATCCTCCACCTCGGCATAGGGCCGGCCGGTGATGTAGCAGAGCGCCTTGATCAGGTCGCGCACACGCGGGAAGTTGCTGCTCCACCGCTTCAGGCTCACGGTGTGTGGCATATAGTCCGGCTCGGCCAGGTGTGGCACGATGAACTTCTGGTTGAACAGGTAGGCGTCGTTCGTCGCCCACCCCTCCACCTGCCAGCGGTTCTCCTTCGTGTGGCGGGTGAGCTCATCAAACGCAGCTTCCACGGCCCGGTCGATCCGCTGGTCAGTGGTGCCGGCGATGATCTGCAGCATCCGAAACAGGTTCCGCTCGGTGAACGGCACTTTCGTCTGCTGCTCTACAAACGTGTTGATGTCGCCCTGTAGCTGGCTGGTGGCCAGCTCACGCGGCAACATCTCGGCGATCACCGACTCCCAGAACGCCTTCTGCAGCTCCTTGCGAAAGCGGTTCCGGCTGGTGGCGCAGCCTTCCATGCTGATCTGGATGCCCAGCTCGCCCGTGTAAATGCCGCCCACCTGGGCCTGCAACCGCACGCCAGCCGTTAGCTGCTCGTCATAGATCCGGCAGGCCTCGACGTACCGGTTCACCAGGTCACGGCTGCGGCGGTAGGGGATGAGCCCCTCGCCTTGGGCCTCGATGTCGTCTGGGCCCAGGAAGAACCCGTCGAACTCGTCAGCGCCGCTTACACGTTGCCCCGGTTTTGTCAGCCGAGCCAGGCCGATCTCGCAGCGCGTCGTGCGCTCGGCATCGGTGAACACCGGCCCCAGGTTCTGGCTGCTGCCGTATTGCTCGATCAATGTGCACAGCTCCAGCTGCGCGCGGGTGCTGCGGTAACCGTCGACCGTGGCCCAGTTGCAGAGGCTCACGATCTCGCAGCCGGCAGGAGCGATGGCCCAGGCGTGGAGGATGTGCCGCTCATCCGCCGAGAAGGGCGGGTTCATCACGATCACGTCCGCGTGGGCGATCTGTTCAGGTGTCACCTGTAGCCAGTCGTTGCCGATTAGGTGGCAGCAGGGGATAGCGGCGAGGATGGCCCGCAGCTTCGGCTCGGGCTCCACCGCCAGCACTTCAGCTGCATCGAGGGCCAGGCACTCGCGCACCAGGTTCCCGGAGCCGGCCGATGGCTCCACCACCACCCGGCCGCGCAGATCGAGCGGGTCGAGCATGGTGGCCGCCACCTCGGGCGGCGTGGGGTAGAAGTCGGGATTGAACATCAAGCCCGCTCCTGGCCACGGCGAGCATCCATGGCGTGAAGCTCCCACGCCTCGGCATAGTCTGAGACCAGCTGAAGCAACCGGAACGCTTCAGCGCGCTCAGCCTGAGCTGTGTGCCAAGCGATCGGCTCCTGAGGGTAGAAGTCGCGGCGGTTGCAGGTGGCTGCAGCAAGCGCATCAGCAGCAGCAGCAATGGCTTTGCGCACTGCTCTGTACTCGCGCTGAAGAGAGTCGGCTCCTGTGCCGTTGAGGTGGATGGTGGGCAGGATAGGCATGGAATGAGAGCGATGGGATGAGGTGGGCCGCTGCTCAGGGCATCACGACGACGGTCTGGACGGCGGCCAATGGCGAGCGGTAGTCGCTGGCGTGAAGGCGGGCCCACTTCTTCGCCTCGGTGAGCGTCATGCCGCCGGGGCTGAACACCGTGTGCTCCAGGTAGTCGTGGCTGTTGTGCTTGGCCCAAGGGCAGAACGCCCAGCTGCCGCGACCACGCGGTGAGCGACCGTGCTCGCGCTCGTAGACGATGGTGGAGAAGGTCATTGATCCGTGGGGTGGTGGGCGTCTCCGCCCGTGGGTGAATCATCCCGCCGGGGCGCTCGCTTGCGCGGTCCGTGTCACAACGCTTAACAATCCAGTGGTGAGCCGATCAGCCGCCAGCGGTCCCGTAGGGTCTGCTGGCGCCCGTACAAGAACGCGCACAGCGTGCTGACAGGCACGCCATGATCCGCTGCCCACTGGCGGCGGCTTGAG